ATTTAAGATTGTACTTCATAATGGACAAGCTTTCTTTTTACAATTCATGGGCAAAGCTTATGAAGCAACTGTAGAAGGCAAGAGATATTATTTGATGGCAATTGGTGAGAAAGAAAGATGCATGGTTGCTATTTCTAGACTATTAAGGTTCGGTAATCCTTTAAAGACCAAAGGACCTGAAGGAGCTGAGCAAGCAACAAGAGATACAGAAGGACCAGATCAAGAAGCAGGACCAACACCACCATCAGAAACAGAAGCGCCAGCAGGAGAAGAAGAGCTAACAGAAGCTAGAATACTAAAGGCGATATTAAAAGAGGCGGATACCAAAAGGGCTTCTAACTTTGAAATTGCTTTAGTATTAGCTTGGTATAATGTGTTTATGCCAAATGATGATGAAGAGATGTTTATTACAGGTGAATTAACTCCTGAAGCAGTTAAAGCTATTAAAGCTGATAAAGCAATGTATGAAGGTGCTTTAAAAGCTATAAATGAAAATAAAGCGGCGTTTAGAGGAAAATCTGCTTATAAACTTCAAAGAGATTATAATACTACTAACTTTTGGAAAAGCTTTGGAGCAACTGACAATACACCTAAAACAGATGTAATGTTAGGATCTGCTAGAGTATCAGTAAAAGCAGGTAACGCCCAGCTACTATCTGCTGGTAAAAATGAATCAGAAGCTACTTTAGCTGCCGCAATCAAAACAGCTCCTAGCGTACAGAAATTACCTTTATATAAAGAGTTACAAAATACAATCAGTCAGTTTGTACAAGTAGGATATACTAAAACTGGAACTGTTGGTGGAGCTCTTAAGAAAGGAAAAGATGCTGATATCAATAAAGCTGAAGCACTTCATAAAAAGGCAATGGAACTTCTAAAGCAATTATTTGCTTCAAGTAAAGAGTTTAAAATAGCCTTCACTAAAGAAGCTATGTCTGGTCGTGAAAAGTTTGGAGCCGCTTCTCCGGCTTGTGCTGACTACGTTTTATCTACTTCAGCCAATTTTACTAATCCTCAATTGCACAAAATAGATAACAACTATTCTGATAAAGTAGGAGACCAAGTTAGAATCCAAGTAAGATTCAAGAGCACTAGTGAAAAGCTAAAAGGAGAAAAAACCGGACGCTATAGATATTGGTCGGCACTTTCTGGAATTATAGATCCATCTAAATTAAAAGAAGAAGATTTAACAGAAGAATCAAGTACAGAACTTCCAATAGATGTTGATGTAGTCGGAGACGACAGCGTTAATTTCAACGTCTAAAAATAAATTTTTTTGTTTCAACTTTTTTTTGTATATTTAGCCATAAACACAAATTATGGCAAGAAAAGACCATTTATATCGTACTATAAGGACTATTGAAGGAATCCTATTCCATGTTTACGAAGATGATAAAGGGGTGATTAGACCACACTCTACAAAAGGACCTGCTGTAGAATATCCTAAGTCTGACGCCAAGCCAGACGAATACTTCATTTTTGGTATCAAATATGATTATGACAAGTGGCTAGAGTTGTCTAGACCGTTTCGTCGTGCTTTGACTGTAGACAAGGAAGATTTAGTTGATTGATAAATATTTATAAGTAAATGAACTGAGATGTCATTTAACTTAGAAAAATATTTAACCGAAAACAATCTCACCATTATTTCCAAGATCCGTGAAGATGTTGGAGAAGATGAGACTGGACCATCCAAGGCGGACCTTAAGAAGACCGACAAGGATTTTAGAGGGCTTTATAAGGATAAGGCCAAATATGCTGAGCTTCAAAAGAAAGTAAAAGCAGTATTATCAAAATATGCTGTTAAACAACCAGATGGCTCTTTGAAACTTAAAGATGTGCAAGCCTACAAAAGAGAAGTAGGAAACATGCCAGATCAACTTAAGCTATTGAAGCAAAAGATTCAACAAATTGAAAACCCTGAAACTGACACAGATGAAGAACCTATGGACTAAAATAGGCCTAGTAGCTTTAGTAGCGGTACTTCTATTGTGGCTTCTTAAAGGCTGTGAACCAGAATTTGATACTAAGCCTTACGAGCATAAGATTGATTCTCTAGAAAATAGAATCGACTCTATAAAATCACAAAATGATCTTCTAGAAGACGGGATAATAGAACTACAAAACATAAACACAGGATTAACTGATCGTGTTGATGGTTTAAAAGAGAAAGTGTGGGAGTTAAAAGAAGATCTAAAAGAAGCAGAACAAGCTTTAGTTTATACACCTACACAAGTAGATAGTTTCTTTGTAGCACAATATCCTTTACAATTTGCTAGCGTAAGCACAGACACAACTCACCTACCTTTAGAAGTATCTAAGCAAGTAGTTGTTGATGTAAAGCAATTAGGCATAGCTAAGCAAATGATTTTGTTTCAAGATAGTACTATTACTACTTTTGATACTTTAGTCAAGAACAAAGACAAGATCATTATAGATCTTAGAAAGAAAGAAGAGAATTACATTGCCATCGACAAAGAACGTGTCGAACAAGCTAATAACTATAAGATTCAAATTACTGGTCTTAAAGATGAGGTTAGTAAAAAGAATTGGAAATTAAAAATGAGTAAGTTACAAAAGGTTGCAATAGGAGTTGCAGGCTTGATAGTCGGTATACTCGTAAAATAAGATATGTCTGAACAACAGAGCATAAAAGAAAAGATTAAAGAGGAGTTTGTCAAATGTGCAACGGATCCAGTTTACTTCATGAAGAAGTACTATATGATCCAGCACCCTTTAAAAGGTAGACAATTCTTTGATCTTTATCCGTTTCAAGAGAAGGTTTTAAAACTGTTTCAAAAGCACGACTATTCTATAATCAATAAGTCGAGACAGTTAGGTATCTCTACTCTTGTGTCTGCTTATTCTTTATGGCTGATGTTGTTCAACAAAGATAAAAACGTTCTTGTTATTGCTACTAAGCAAGACACTGCCAAGAACATGGTAACAAAGGTAAGGTTCGCTTATCAGAATTTACCAACTTGGTTGAAGATAGGAACGTCTGAAGATAATAGGTTGAGCTTAAAGCTTGCGAATGGTTCACAAATCAAAGCTGTTTCAGCAGCTGGTGACTCTGGACGTTCTGAAGCTGTATCTCTACTAGTTATAGATGAGGCTGCGTTTATCGATAGAATTGAAGAGATATTCACAGCCGCTCAACAAACACTTGCGACTGGTGGTGGTTGTATAGCTTTATCTACTCCTAATGGTGTAGGTAACTGGTTTCACAAAACTTACTTATCAGCGCAAGAACAACAAAACAGGTTTTTACCTATATCTCTACCTTGGACAGTACACCCGGAACGTGATCAAACATGGCGTGATGAACAAGATAGAACATTAGGTAAACGTAATGCGGCTCAAGAGTGTGATTGTGACTTTGCAACTTCTGGTAATACTGTAATAGAGCCAGATGTTTTGAATTGGTATGAAGAGAATATGATATCTGAGCCAATTGAACGTAGAGGTCTTGATAAAGCTTTATGGATATGGGAGTATCCTGATCCTATGAAGTATTATGCAGTTGTAGCTGACGTGGCCAGAGGAGATGGTAATGACTACTCTTCTTTTCATGTTATAGACGTTGAGACAGTAACACAGGTTGCAGAATATAAGTCACAAGTTGATACAAGAGAGTATGCTAACATACTTTTAGGTATCGCTTCAGAATATAACACGGCACTATTAGTTGTAGAGAATGCAAACATTGGCTGGGACGTTATACAGTCAATATTAGAAAAAGGTTATACGAATGTTCACTATAGTTACAAACAAGACCAGACAATGGACTTTACTAAGTATGTGGACAAGTTTAATACTCAAACTGGTTTAGTTCCAGGTTTTTCAACAAACCAACAAACTAGACCTCTTGTTATAGAAAAGATGAGAGACTTCTTAGAGAATAAAGTAGCAATCATTAGATCAATCAGGCTACTTGAAGAGCTAAGAGTCTTTATTTGGAAAAATGGCAAAGCGCAAGCGATGCAAAGTTATAATGATGACCTTGTCATGAGTTTTGCTATCGGTATGTATTTGAGAGAAACTAGCCTTAGATACAGAAAGACAGCAGAAAACTTAACATACGCAGCATTAAACAGTTTTACTAAGACACAAGATACCAGTATAACTTATAATGCAAACAATCATTATAATCAAAACCCGTGGAGTATGAACATAAATACACCACAAGGTGGAGCAGCAGAAGATTTAACTTGGTTAATATAATATAAAATGGCAGAACAACAAAAACAAAACAACTTATTCTCGACCTTAAGACGTCTGTTTTCTACAGATGTTATCATTCGTAATGAAGGTGGAGACATGTTAAAAGTAATCGACACTGATACTATACAAAGATCAGGTGTTATTCAAACAAACTCATTAGTTGATAGGTTCAATAAAGTTTATACTACGTCTACTGCGTACGGTGTTAACTTGAACTTAGCACAAAACTATCAATCAGCACGTGTTCAAATCTATGCTGACTACGATGCCATGGATACAGATGCTATCTGTTGTTCTGCACTTGACATTGTAGCCGATGAGTGCACACTTAAAAATGAACAAGGTGAAGTACTTCAAATCAGATCGTCTGACGAAAACATTCAAAAACTCCTCTACAATCTATTTTATTCTGTACTTAATATTGAATTTAATTTGTGGAGTTGGGTTCGCAATATGGCTAAGTACGGCGACTTTTACCTCAAATTGGAAATAGCCGAGAAATATGGCGTATACAATGTTATTCCATTTTCTGCCTATAACATTATTCGTGAAGAAGGATACAACCCAAATAATCCTCAAGAGGTTCGATTCAAATATGATCCTAATGCAACATTAGCTTCATCTACAGGATATAGCCGTCAACAAAACAATGATACTGGTATTTGGTTTGACAACTATGAGATGGCGCACTTCCGTTTGACAGGCGATGTTAACTATCTTCCTTATGGTAGATCATATCTTGAACCAGCTCGTAAACTATTTAAGCAGTATGTGCTTATTGAAGATGCGATGTTGATTCATCGTATTGTTCGTGCTCCTGAGCGTCGTATATTCTATGTAAACGTAGGTGCAATTCCTCCAGGTGAAGTTGACAACTACATGCAGAGAATGATACAGAAGATGAAGAA